AGCTGTTTGTGTGTCTGTCAACGCTATAGAAACAGAACCAGCAGAACGATCAGTATAAGTTGTTGTAAAATCTGCATATTTTGTGGTGCGTGTTTCTTCCCAAACCTGTGCCTCTACTGTATATCCAGTTAAATTTATCGCAGCATCATTTCCATCTTTAAACAGCAATGGAATACTATGATCTGATCTACGCTGCAACGTAAAATTATATGTACCAGGTTGAATCGCCATAATTAAATTTTGATTACATACATCATAGCTATGTTGCGAGGTCTTGCTTCATCACCTTGGCTACCAGAAGTGCCAGAAGCAGAAAATGTATGATCGTGTGAAGCGTCCATACTAAATCCTCCAGAAGGACTACTATCTGTACTTGCTGGTGTTGCTCCAGAATTTATACCAGAAGTTTTCGTAAAAACACCGCTTGTTGCACCAAAACTTTGGAAAGTTTCAGCTATTCTGGTAACAGTACCAGTTAAAGATTTATTACTTGTTGTACCAGAAAGACTTATAGAGTGATTATGAGATGCGTTTTGTGCTGATTGAGAACTAGCAATACTTCTTCCGCTATCTGTTCCTTTACCATGATCAAAACCTCTTATAAATTCACCTCTTAAATCTGGCAAATTAAAAGTACTAGACCCATCACCTGTTCCATAAGCTGTACCAATAACAGCGAATAGTACAGAATATGTAGTTCTACTAACGGCAGCACCATTACATTCCAGATAACCCGATGGCACTGTAGCTACTGCTATACAAAATACTGAACCAGTTGGTACACCGCTAACAGTAGTGAATGATAACGCTCCAGAACCGTTAGTCTGTAACATTTGACCATTTGTACCATCTGCTCCAGGCAATGTAAAAGTTACGTTATTACTGACAGAAGAGGGTGATTTTAAGGCAACAAAAGGAGCACCACTGGAATCCTGGAATCTTATAGGTAAACCATTACTCATATCCAATCCACTGTCACTAATTTCTACTCTTTCAACACCAGCAGTTGCGAAACCTATAGTATTTGATCCAACTCTAAATATTCCTGTATTTGTATCTCCGTTAAAGGATATAGCTGGTGCTGAAGCTCCTGCACTATCATTAAGTAAAAGCTGACCTGTCATCGTACCACCTGCTCTTGGCAGTAAACCTAAATTAACAGAATCAACAGAGCCTACAGTAACAAAAGCATTATTAGCTGCATTTCTTATTTTTAAATTATTGCTATCTGCTGTATCCACATACGGCATAAAAGCTGCTGGATTACTAGGATCAGAACCACCACTATTAAGAGTTTTTATTGCATCAAAAACAGCATTGAGGTCACTTCTTACAGAAGCACCTGACGCATTAGCTATATTGTAATCCGATACCTGACTCATTTAGAGAATACTTTTCTCCATATTACACCCCTTTACCATATCCTACAGCAGAAAAAGTAAAAGACCTATCAACAAAAGTTGAATTATTATTTTGCATAACTTTTAAAGTAAATCCTGTTCCACTTACATTTGTAACTGTAAAGAAATCTCCAGCTTGAGCATCTTGAATAGTGATACCAATGGAGGGTAAAAATGCATTTACTCCACCTAAACCACTAACTCCTGTAAAAAATGGAGTTCCAAAAGTCACTGTTTTGCCAGAGGAAGATGTACCTGATTGCTGTGGTGCAGTAGAAGTGCTACCTCCTGTCTGATAATTCTGTTCTGTTCTTGATTGAAATTCTGCTGTATAACCTGCCTGTTGTACGTTCATGTTTTGTGCGGTATTCGTGGTTTCTAAAACTAACTTAAATTTAAATCTACGACCTTTAAATGTACCATTTGCAAAGTTATTGAACGATCCAAAGCTTCCTGATGCTGTCTGAGATGTTGCTACCTGTATCTGACAATTTGCTTCATCTGCTGCTGGACCATCAAAGTTACCGTCAGTAGCATAATTATCCCATAAAGATCCACTTGGAATAATAGTTTCTATATCTGTGCCTATATTAAAACCAATAGAACGTATAACTCTTTTTAAATCAAGAGAAAATACAGCACCTAAATCTAATATATCTTTAAAAGCATATTCTCCTGTTGCGTTTGTTGCTGGATTAGAAAGCTGTAATGCACTGGTTGTAGTATTAAATGTTGTATTAGTATCTACTCCTTGGAACGGAGGACTATCTAAATCTTCTCGATCTTGCAATATAACCTGTGTATCAATAAGATCAGGTAAATCCTGTATTACACTGGTTTCTCCTAAACTAAAGTTACCCTGGTCATCTTGGAACTTTAGAATATACTCACCTTCTAAAGATGGAACAATAACGTCTGTAGTATTACCAGCTAATGCAGTGACAAGATCAACTGAATTTTGAAATGTACCAGTACCATCAGTTAAATTACTATGCCTAACATATACACGACCACCGTGCAAAACGTCTGGCTTAGTTGATTTTTGCCATCTTAATCTTACCAATTTATTAGTTATTGGTTCTAAAGTTAAATTTTGAACATCATCAGGCGGTTCTGTTTTACCTACAGCATTAAAAGTTAAATCAGTTGACGTGGCAGATAATTTTAAAGCTGCATTAAATGAAAATACCTTAAATTCATAAGTACCTGCTTCTGTACCAATAAGTTCAAAGTCAGGTCTAAATACAACTTCATTTACCCAGTTTGTATTGTTAAATCTGTATTGAACAAGATATTGACTTACACCTGTAACAGATACCCAAGATAAAATTAATTTAGTAACCGCTAAAGCATTTATAGTAACGATTCTTTCAGATGCCTGTAAATTAGACGGAGGATCTTTGGGTTCGTTTAGCAGAGATATACTTCTTGCAGGTAAACTAATTCCAGACTCAATGTTTGCATACTTTCCATCAATATAAGTCAACGCTGTAATTGCATAATTAATACCATCTTGTTCCTCAACACTTATTACTCTAAATGTCTGTGCCTCTAAAGTAGAACTTTGCAGTAACCATATAGCATTTACATTGGGTGTTGCAGATAAGGCTGAATCTAATGTAATTACACTGCCTAAAATTCCAGTAACATTTTTCGTTTCAACTGTGCCATCAGGTAAAATCACACTGCATTTTTTATTCGATCCAGTAAACGTATCCAAATCTTGTGTGTTATCTACAGTAATTTGCGTTGTAGTTGCTGCATTTATTCTTCCTGATCTTCTTTCTCCACCACGCACAGGATCATTTACAGAAATAACAGATCCAGGTCTAACTATCGCACCAGCATCTATTGATGTTGTAAAACTAATAACTTCAGATTCATTCTGTTCACTGAATAATATTGCCTTACCTAATCTTTGAGCCTGACCACGAGAAGTACAAGCAAATGCTTTTACATCTTTTTTAACTATTCCTAACTTGGCTTGTGCAGCAGTATCTTCTACAACTTCATAATCTATTTCTCTGCTATCCATGTTGAAATAGCTAACAGAAATAACAGTATGTCTTTGTTTTAAACTGCTACCAGAGTAAGAAAACCCGCCTTCACCTACGTTTGCCAGACTAAATAAATAACTTGGATCTGTTGG